AGCACGCCACCGGACCAGTGCGCACCAAGTCGCGAAGCATTTGGAGCATTATACTCAGAGCCGAAACCTTCTGTATTAGCATTCCAGCCACCTGTATTGTATGCACCACCTCGGTCTGCCGCCCAAATCCACAAGTTACCAGTGGCCTGCATAACGCCCCAGCGTGAAGTTCTTGATGCATCAAGTCCAGTATTACCTGGGTCACTACCACGAGATGTTGCTTCAGTCACGCCATAACAAGCGGCCATAAACTCAGATTGTGTAAATGCACGTTTACCATAAACCGCTGCAATAGACATGGCTTCAAACCAAGTCAAGCTACCGTAAGTTGTCGAACCATTTCCACCAAGTGCTGATGGAACAATAGGTGGTGTACTACCATCTGCAATAGGTTTCCCGTAACTTGACGTCCCGTTTACATCTGGGTTGTTATTTAAGAAATAAATATCTGACCAAAACGTACCTGCAACACAAGTCATTCCACGAGGGTCATCACAAGCAGGTCTATACTTTAAATCCCAAAATGAATACTCGTTAATCTGTGCAGTTGAGTTACCACCTGACTGAGCTGCTGCATTTCCACCAGGGGCATAGTGAAAACCACCAATCTTGGTTGAGCCTGTATTTGGTGGTGTTACAAAGTTATTTGTAGCTTGCACAGTTCCATTAGGGTTAGCCCATATTGCATAATCAGTGCCAGTTGAAGTTGTTGGCATTGATACTACTGTACCTGATGATATAGATAAAACAGAACCATCAACCAATACATAAATTTGCTGACTAGTCGATACTGTAAAGTTACCTGTCTTGGTAAATGCAGGAATAGATGAATTTGTTTTAATTAATTTTTGCGACATTGAAGCAGGCAATAGTAATGGAAACTGGTCTGTACCATTATCCCCAACTTTAACCAACCTACCTGCTGTGGTGTCTGTTGATGATTGTGTACGACCCTCTGAGCCATATGTGCTATCAATCTCAGCTTTAGTGTAGTGGTCAGCTACTAAGAAAGCACCATAACCAATAAAGTCTACGTTATCGCCCACTGTAGCACCTGTAGTCAATGTAAAACCTGTACCACTTGATACGTCTACATCAACACCATTAACTAACTTAACACCATTCAAGTAGACATCTGCAAAACCTGCATCATATCCACCTGTTACGCTAAAGGCTGTTTGACCTGCTGTTGCTGTGTAGCTTTGACGTTTAGATGTACCATTAACTGTTGAACCTGCTGCTGTCCATAACGAACCATCATATACTCGCATCTCATTAAGAGTAGTGTCAAAGTATAAGTCACCAGCATCTAAGTTAGTTGTAGGTGCTGTTGCTAATGCTCCGTGGTAGATGTCTTGGAAGCTAGATAGTGATGCTGCTGCATTAGTTTCTGATGTACTTGCGTTGCTTGCTGATGTACTAGCTGCACTAGCAGAGCTTGAAGCACTGTTAGCTGCTGTATAGGCATCTGCTGCACTATTAGATGCTGCTGTTGCTTGTGTTGTAGCTGTACTAGCTGAACCTGCTGCTGCCGTAGCTAAGTTACTTGCATTTGTTTCACTTGTAGCCGCATTAGTAGCTGATGTACTTGCTTCACTTGCTTTTGTAGTCGCAATACCAGCTTGAGTTGTTGCAGTAGATGCTGAGTTACTAGCTGATGTTGCTGATGCTTCAGCATTTACTTCACTGACCGATGCTTCACCAGCTTTAGCGATTGCCACCAACTCACTAGCTCTTGCTGAGTTTGCATAGCTTAGTGCATTTTGTACGTTTTGCGGAATAGTATCATCATTAATTAATGCGTTACCATCAGCATTCCATCGCAAATATTGGTCGCCTTGCGGGTCAGGCAAGATAACGCTTGTACCTTGAACTGATTCATTTAATCGCAATGAAAGCTCAACCTTAGTCGCTACGTCCATTGACAAATATGTTTGATAGTTTTGGTCAATGTTTAAAGCTGCTGATGATAAATCACCGTTAAGCTGATACTCTGTTTCTCTTAATACTGGTAACTCTCGTAAGATTACAATCTGGTCATTGTTGGTTGCACCACTATTTAAAGTAATTACACCACCGTTATCACCGTTAATTGTTACTGTATAGTCTGTAACTAAAGCAAGTGGAGTATCTGTTGACGGTGCGCCTGCTTGTGACTGGTAAACTTTAATGTCTGAATCTTTATAAATCTTAAATAAAAAATCAAACTGGGTTTGTCCAGCACTGGCAACATACTCAATCCTGCCTGGCTCTGTATTAAATGCCATTGCGTTCACCTCGTTTTATCATTTTTAGCTTCTCCACTTGTTCAGCTATCTCAATATTATCTTCTAGGAAATTTCTTCTAGCTATATCATCGTACTTGCGCTGAATGCTTTTAATATAATTTCGTCTAGCTTCATCTGTCATTTTACTATAAGTATATGAATTAATGGTATATTCTATCGCTTCGTAGAATGTTCTTCCTGCAATAGTAACTCTTGTTCTTGATTCCTGGATAAGCTCATTGTGCTTGCTAGCCTTTAATCTAACGCCACCAATAGTACGGCCTATCTGTGTAATAGGAATCTGACCAATGCTTTCTGTAACTCTTAATATTTCTAGCTTGACTTTATTAGTTGTCTTATATTGCTCTTTCCAAATACCCAGAATGTGGTCGTATTTAACTCCGTTACCAAATATATCTAAACGCTCTGGTAAATTCTCTGACATGGCTAACATATTTTTTGCTATGTCTTCCGATACTGTTTCACTAATGCGAATTGTATCGTCATTAAACTTTGTTAAATCTCTACGCAAGCCTGAAAACGGTACGGTACTCGCAACATAGTTTCTGGCCCATCGCTCAAATGATTCACCACCTCTAGTCAATGCCGTCATTGCATCTTGTAAACCAACCATAAACGTTTTATCTAATACGTTATTAGTTAAACCTAAGATAACTGATGTAATCATTTTGTCTGTTTCTAACGCTTCTTCACGGTAGTCTGCACGCTGGATAACATCTTTTTGCATTGCGGCAATATCTGCTGCTGCACCAAAGATAAAACTAAACGGCTCTAGTCTGTCATAACTTACATAGCTTACTGTGCCGTCTGAGTTATCAAACTTAAATGAGCGGGCCTTTACACCTGCTAATCTCCATGCGTCACGAGTAGCTTTATCTTGTGGCTCTGAACCTGTAATTTGACCGTTATATGCCATAGAGTAGAATGAAACAGCTAGTGCTGTACCTGTTGCAAGTCTTGAACGTGCTAACTGCCCTCTAGCTCCACCTGCAATTAAATCAGCTCTAATGTTTGCATTAATCAATCCTAGTGGTGAGCGCTCCAGGAATGCTTGCGTTACCAGATTCATCGGTGTGCGGATAAACGGTACAATCCATCTACCTGCTGGTAGCTCTTGGAAAAATGCCGATGCCTTTCTAGTAAAGCTGGTATCTGTTTGGAATACTGCACGCTTACTAAATTCTACTGCAACGTCCATCATTTGCGGTGTAGGGTTTTCGATTAAGTCTTGCAAATACGCCTTTGCTTCGTCTGCTGTTTTATCACCACTGCGCTCTGCTTGTCGGGCCATTCTAAATGCTTGCTCATAGATAGACTGATGTTCACCTAGTACACGCATAAATCCATCAGCACCACCCATTACTCGCTCTGTTGGTACACGAATAACTGAACCCATCATGTCTGCTGCTCTACCTAACGGACTTGCTTCGTCAAAACCAAATGCCTTAGATGAAATAGCTTCTGTCTGTACTTCTAACTTAGAGCTGCCTGCTGTGCCTGTCATGCCGCTGTACTGCTCACCTGTCTTAGCTACTTTTATTGCTGCGTGCATTGCTTCTTGTAATACACTAATCTGTGCAAAGCCTGCACCTAACACTTCATCTACTGCAATGTAATCTGCTTCGTTAGGCATTTCTTTGTTAAATGGGTTGCGGCCCATCAAAGCACCAACAGCTAAATCTACACGGTGCATACCAATTTGTAGCGCACCGCCTGTGGTGTTTACTATTTGCGTCTTAATACCAGAAAGAATTGAGTTAATCCACACTTCATGCAAAGCGTTACCAATTCTCTGAATAGCACCTGGGCGTGTAGCTTCGATTGCCTGCGATACACCACCCACTGTGCTAGTATTGTTAATTGTTTCTGCGATACGGTTAATATCCATACCCGCTTCAATATGTGCAAGCGTATCTGTAAATGACATATCAACTTCAGTCTTCAAGCCAAACGCACGCATAGCACGACCAGCTTCAGCTCTTACACCCATAAATGAATCATACACTTCAATATGTTCTGCGTAAGCCTTTGAAAACTCTATCTTTTCTGACGGTGATGCGTCTTCATTGCCTGCAACATTTTTAGCTAGCTTTTTAAGTTTAAGCGCTGACTGTGTAAGATATGACTTCATAAGCATAACTGTTTCAGCATTAGCCGCTTCACCTGGTAAGCGCTTCTTCCACATATCAATCTGCTCATTACCACGCAAACCTAAGTCGCTTGCTAACGAGTTAAGCTCTTTATCAGATAGCACGCCTGATTCATCGCCACGTCTTTGTGCCATAATGCTAGGTCTATTTTGTTGTGCAACCTTAGCTAATGTCTGAACAATATCCTGGCCCTCAAATGTGTTAGGGTTAATGTGGATAGGGTCGTCCATCATGTAATCAGGGTCAATAATTAAATCTGACTGAATAGCTTCTGCTTTAGTTGCTAGTGACGGACCATTGTTAATAATTTCGTCAATACGCCCTGACTTTGGTGTAATGTCAGGTGCATAGTCATCAATGTTTACAGTTTGTAATTTTGGCTCTGCTGTGCCTTGTGGTGCTGTTTTAATTTCTGGCTGTTCAAAGTCTTCAGCTTTAGGTGTTTCAATTGGCTCTGGCTGTACTGGCGGCTCAATTTCTTGTATGCCTGACTCTGTACCTACATCAATTTTATCTTGACCAATGACTTCTTCAGTTACAGCATCAGCTCCTATTAACTCCTTCTTAGGCTCAATAGGCTGCTGGATAACCTCTTTTGTCTTTGGCTCTTGACCAATTAACTCACTGCCAATCTTCTTACCGAGTTCTTCAATCTTTGACATTACGGTTTCTCTCTATGTATTTATAGGTGTAATCTTCTAAAACATCTTGCAGCTCTGAGATTCTTTTAACTGGAGCATCTGACGCATCACCCATACTCAAATACTTTTGTCTAATTTGTTCAATAAATTCATACAGATATTTTACCGCACGCTCAAACAATGTGGGGTCTTTTGTTAAACTATCCCAGAATTTATCATCAGTAAACGCTTCACCCATCAAATCAGCTACCGCTTCCTCAAATAATCCATCCATTGTTTTAGCATCTGGGTGCTTCTTACTAAGCTCATCTAATGGTGTAGTTATAAACGGCATGGCTTTTTGAAATAGCTCATCATATAGCTGTGGGTCGTTCTGCTTCATTGAGTGTAAAGCTTCATGACCAATTACTACACGGTAAGGGTCGCTTGATGTTGTATTAATATATATTTTGTTAGGCTCGTTACGGTTAAATACACCGTTAAAGTCTAAGTTTTCACCATCAATAAATACAACCTTCTTGCCTAGCGTCATTTCTAATCTGCGCTGTTCTCTAGCCATTAAAGGACTTTCTACCTGGTAAGCTTGCATATTTAAATTAGCTCTCTGGAATAAGCCGTTTAACTCTGGTGTTTCAGCAATTGGTGCTTTGCCTGCACTTACACCAAGCTCGCCACGTGAGAATTTAGCTTCACCTGGCATATCTTCAACGATATTTTCCTTCCATACCCATTCTGGCATCAACCCTGTCTTCTGCTCTGCAAATACAGTATCTTCAACTTTAGCTGTTCTGTTAGCTTCACCATGCTTACCATAGTTTAACCAGCTGTTTTGACCTCTAGTTTCAGAAGCCAAAGCACCTAAAGCATCACCTTTAAATAATCTTGCATGTGCCTGGAATGCGTTTTCTTCACCCCTTGCTCTAAATCCAGCCCCTTCCATTCCATGACCAAACACATCATGAACAGCTCTGAATAAGTCATTAGCTGTAACTTTGGCTGTTTTACTAGAATTAACGCCACCAATAGGCCATTCAAGGCCAGTATCCGCAAGCAATGGATTGTCCAGCACATCTGCCGATGACTCGCCAAAGCCTTCGTTAGTGGGATATACACCCATAGTTTTTGAGCTTCTTAATTCTCGAATAGCATTCCACGGTGAATCTAAAAACTCTGCGCTTTCTGGTGAATCATCAGTAAACCAAAACTTATACCCCGCTTTTGTTAGTGCGTTGTACTGTTCTGTTGTTTGCTCGATTAACTCTTTGTATGCTTTTTTAACTTTTGGGTTTTGTGGGTCATGCTTCATTGCTTCATATTCATCAGCAATACGTGCTGCAAACTCTGGTGAAACATCAACATATTCTGCTTGTCTGCCATGCTGCAAGCCTATTCTTTTTGCATAGTCTTTAGCAATACTAACTACTTCTGGGATTGGCCCTGATGCCCCTTCGATTTTAGGCGTGTTTGGTAAAGGCGCTTCTTCTGGTATTCTCTGCCCTCTTCCTCGGTTTCCACTTCCGCTTCCTGGCTCTGAATCTTGCTCTGCATTTCTGCTTCCAGCTCCATCTTGTACTCGTCTGTCATTGTTTCTGGCGTCAATATCATCATTGGCTTTTACCTCATTTGTTCCATTATTTTCACGTGCCATCATTACAACATCAGGCTCACCGTTATTATACTGTTTATACAGCTCTTTATCCCAGTCAATCGGCTTATATTCCTCATTCCAGGGCATTCTTCCAGTTTCTTTAAAGCCAAACTTTTCATAAAGTTTTGGAAGTACTGTATCAAAAGCATCAAGCTTAGTTCCGCCTGCGTTAATTGCTGTCTGCATAATCTCTTCTACACCAGCATCGCCATAGCTAAACGCACTTACTATATCGCCATCAGGCTTAACAGCCACGCCACCAGTCTTGTCTTTTGTTAAAAACAATCTCATGCCAATATATTCTTCTGGCTCATAAGCATGGACCGATGAACCGAACTTATGACGCTTCTTAGCTGCCATTAAAGCATCATAAAATTCCTGCGCCTGTGTTTGTGGCTCAAGCTCATTAAGCTTTGTTTCTGTCTTGTTTAGATAGTCTGCAAGCTGAGAGAATGGCTTGTTCTCTACCTCACCAACCTGGCTATTAATCAACTCGTCTAGCTTCTCAGCCTGTACTTGATTCTCTGCTAAGATTTCCTGCTGGCGTTTAATCGCTTGCTCTTCAATCAATTTAGACTCATAAACCAAATCTTCTTCTAAAGCTTTAATTACTTTCTGCTGTTCTGTATATGTTAGCTTTCGACCTAGTTTTTCTGTATGCGCCATTACTTCTTGGTCAACTTGCTGTTGCATTTCTAATGCACGCTGCTGAAGCCGCTGGTCCATTAAATCTGCTTCGTTCTCCAGGCGGTCCAATACTGGTGTGATTTCTTGTGCTTCTTCTGGTGGTAATGCATCAACTTTAGCACGTACTTCTTCATTGCTAACTTCAGGCTGTTGCTCTTCCGCCTTAGGTTGCTCTACTTCTGGTTGCTCTGCCGCTTCTGGTTTACCATCGCCTTTGTATGCACGAATACCTTTACCAATAAGTACACCAGCAATACCAATGCCTGCACCGATTGTTGCGCCTAGTCCTGTGCTAATGCCTAAGTCACCTGCGTCATATCCTTCTGCTGCACGTGATTCAATATCAATGCTTTGCTGTCCAAACTCGTCAGCTAAACCCCAACCAGCACCACCTGCTGTTGTTGTAGCAATTGCACCTTTAGCGCCTGACATCATCGCCTTGTCTGCTGTTGCTTGTCCTGCTAGCTTACCAATACCAAACTTAGTGCCTAGCTTAGATGCACCCATTAAGATACCACCAATGTAACTAGCTGGGTCTGCTGCAACATAACCTAACGCACGACCAAAGTCACTAAACGTGTCACCAGTGTTATCAAATTCTGTACGCATATCTCTGATTGACTTTCGTACTTCAGGACTAGCATCATACAATGCACCAGCTAGCTCAAATGAACCCGCAGCTTCGCCAATAATAGGTAGAATGGCCCACTTGCTTGACTGGATTAAGTTGTAACCATACTGTGAAATCTCTTCATCTGTACCGTCAAACTCTTTGCCTTCCATGTGCTGATATGCTACACGGCTGTTTTCACGCCAAGATTTAGTCTGCTTTAGCTGCTCATGACTTTCATACTTAACTTCATCTAACACTTCTGATGATTTATTCAGTAGGTTAAACTCTTCATCTTGTACTTCGCTTTCTACTGGTTTGTAGTCTTCAAACGCCATGTTAATTCCTTATTTAAAGCCTAGCTGCTTACGCTTTGCTTTCATTTCTTTTATTAGCTGCTCGTTTTTACGCTGCTCTGCTTTTAACTTTGCTTTAGATTTAGCTAGCGCTTCTGCGTTTGTTGTAGAAAACATAGACATCGCCTGGCCCATTATGCTGCTGTTGTCTTCTTTAGTAATCTCTACGTTACGTTCTGTAAGCTCTTTAATCTTAGCCGTAAGCTGGTCACGCTCTGTAAACTTACCAACCCATGTCTTCTGCACTTTATCTAACTTCTCAGTATAGATTCTAGCGTATTCTGCTTTCATATTGGTGATTGGTACAGGCAATTGTGATGCTTCAATAGCAGCTTCTTTTCGTGCTTGCTCTACATCACGCATCAAACTAGGATTAATGACTATATCTTTTTGTTCGGCTTTTGTTACTGCGTCGTAAATATTTTTGTACACGTCCTGTTCAAACGCATCTTCAATCTTTTTAGTAGTCGTAGTATGAATGCCTGATACTTCTAGCTCTTTACTGAATGCGTCCTGCTTATCCCATGCCGTGTATAAACTACGCTTGATGGCATTAGTTACACCCAAACCTTCAATAGCTTCACGGTCCATTGTGTAAATAATGGTAGGGTCTGTAATATATGCTTCGCCTGATGTTTCCTGGTTTAACTTCTTTTGTCTTTGTAGGCTAACTTTATCTGAGAATGTAAGGAATGGGTCTGACTCAATGTCCATTGTTAGATATTCACCAGTAGAATAGTATTCATCACGCTTGCTAGCAGAAATATCATTGTTCTCAGCTTCTTCTTGAGCGTCTAATCTGTTCTGCATGATAATATCATTCGATAATAGCTTCTCGAACATATCCTTCTTTTCTAGCCAAAGCGGTGAACCTGCTGGCGCTACCTTCTCCATGTAGTCAATACCAGCACCGTTAGATACTGCTTGTTGAGCATTAGCATTGAATACTGATAATTCAATCTTCTTGCTCATTACCTGGATTTTATTTTGCCCTTCAGCTTCACCAATATAACCATTTTCTACATCGGATTTAACTCTAGCAATGTAACCGCCCATCATATCGCCTAGCCTTGGACTGTAATCAACAGCATTCTTGCCTTCTTGATACATATAGCCATCAATTAAGGTTTGCCCTGACGTTGCAATAATCTCTTCTTCTAGGCCCATTAGAGCGGCTTGCGAATTTTCAATGGCTAATGTCTTGGCTTTCTGGTAATCGTTTAACGTTAGCTGTGCTGCTACACCTGAACCCTGTCTTACCAATGTTGCACCCATGTAAGCTGCTAGCTCTGGTGTAGGCGCATCATCAATCATCTTATCTGTATACTTCTTGAATATACGAGAAAACTCTGCTGGGTCATCACCAGAAATCATGCGTGCCTGCGCTTTAATCATTGGCAAGCTAGATTCAAATGCGTCTGCAAATTGCTTGTTAGCAGCTTCGTTATAAACTCTATCTAATCTAAAGAATGAACCTTTTTGTGTTTCTCTACTTGCACCAGTAATAGCTGCTGACTTCTGGGCCAATAGCTCTTCTACTTTCTTGGTGTCACCTTTCTTATTGGCTTCTTCTAGCTTTACATCTAACTTAGCTAATGCATCATTTAGCTTGTTAGTAGATTCTAGTGCGTCACGTGTACCCTCTTGAGCCGCCATTCTATTAGTAATAGTTGCGCCCACTTTGCCTAGAGTTGCTGAAAACTTGTCTAGCTCCGCAGCTAGCATACTAGCACCCCTAGATTTAACATCTGCAATCACGCTTACACCAGTGTCAATTGGTCTGCTTGATGTTTGCTGTGGTCTGCTTTCGTAACGTTCTAACGCCATGTTATTTCCTTTTTAAAACAGTGAGCCAACAAAGTTAAGCACCGCACCTTTATCTGCTGCATTTGCCGCTTTTCTTGCCTGTTCAATATTTTGTAATGCGCCTTTGTAATAACTCTCTGATTGACGCTTGTAGCCTTGCTCTTCAAACTGACCAATAGCTTTTGCAAACTCTGTATCGTACTGTAAGTTAGCCAAATCACCCTGCATTACAGCTTGCACTGAACCACCTGCAAAGCTTCTGTTACTGCTTGCTGTTTCTACTGCGTTTTGCTGTTGTGTCTTATTGTAGTATTGGTTTAACGCATTTGACTGGTTTTGTGCCGTTAATAATGCCATTTCACCTGCAATAAATGCCTGTGTTGACTGGTCCATCATGGTTGTTGAATCTTGTAGCTGTGATTCAAAACGCATCATGTTTGCTTCTCTAGCTAAAGTAAGCTCTGCAAAACCAACTCCTGCATTCGCTATCTGCGCCCACGGCACACTACTACCTGAGCTGCCTGTTTTACCTGCCATTAGTAGATTACCTCTAACTCAATTGACCGTATATAGAACGGCAATGGTTGCTCTTGTGTTAATGTGATGTCTAATCTTCTTGCATAACCTAAGAATCTGAATGACTTTACACCAGTAAACGGCTCTAAACTTGCATCTAGTGGCGTAATTAGCTGTCTAGTCTGTGATTGCACTTGATTAACCGCACCACCAATAGTATCTAAATAGTCAATAATAACTTCACCAAAGCGTTTCTTCTTGTTGATATAGTTACCACCCTTAGTATCTGGCGCTTCTGGCAATGTTGTTATAGTTGATGTAAACGCTAAACCTATCTCAGCTCTTAACGCTGGTCTGGTTAATGTAATTGAGTTTGTACCGCTTGTATCATTTACTGTTACATTTTCTTGCACGTTAAAGTCATAAGTAACTGCCATTGGCATTAGTCCAGCATTGCCTTGTATGTTAGTTGTAATACTGCTAATCGTGCCTGCATTTAAAACCGCTGTATGGATAACATCGTCGCCTAAATTAACAACATCGTTAGCGTCGTGCGTAACATTATCAAAGTTTGCTGAGCTACCAATATTTACACTAGCATGGTCCGTGTATACAGTATCATCAAGCTTTTCAACATAGTAACTACCATTGCGCTTAACCAGGAAAAACACGCCTTCATTAATAACAATAACGTCTTTAAACTCGCCCTGTGTCGTAAATTCGGTCCAGCCTGATATGTTTTCTAGTCGGTTTGTATTCCATACAGCCACTTTACCATCAGCATTTACAACGTATACAAAGTCTGATACATCGTTTAACGTGCCTTTAACTGCACTCATTGAAATAGGGTCGTTAATTAAATGGCTTGCTGTTAATGATGCCGTAGGTGAAATATAACCATCTTCATCTAATGAGTAGATTAATGAACGGATTGACTTACCACTAGAATCAACATACAGACTTGAACCATCAATATTGATAGGTCGTATTCTTTTTGAACCGTAGCCTGTCTGTTCTTTCCAGCCTGAATCAGTCGGAGTAATGTATTCTGATGTGTTAATAAATTCTCTGTTAGTCGTATATACTTGCAAGCTACGACCAGCATTAATGTTTACAATCTTGTTGTAATCGCCTGTTTCAATAATATCAAATACACCAAAGTCTTCTTCACCAGTACCTAGTCTAAAATCAAAATATGCATTAATCTTAGAGCCAAATACCGCAGTGCCTAATGCTTTAGTACCAGCCAACCATAAACGCTGTCCAAAGAAACAAGCCGTACTAGGATAGCCACGTGTTGCTGAGAATACCGCTTCACCCCAAGCTACTACATCGTAATTGGTAGAGTTGGCAAAGTTCTCATTATCTAGCCTGACGCTAGTTCTAGTTACTTTTGCTCGATAGTAAGTTTCATCTGTACCATTGACGTTATTGCCATCAATGTTATAAACAATATCACCGACTGCAATAGTATTAATTTCTAGCGGCTCGCCTGTATTTACCCATTTAGCATCTGGTCTTGGTGTGTTATCAAAAGCATATTTACTAGCCTGGATTGTAATTGTCTGCAATGACCAGTCTGTATCATCTAGCGCATTTCTTACTAAGCTAACTGGAGCAAAGTCTTCATGCACAATAATTGCAGTATCTAAGTATTGCACAATATCAAAGTCACGCAATTCAGCAAGCGTAGTAATTTGCGGCATTGCAACAGTAGCTTTTAATGTCTTACCTTGCAAATAAACCTGAACCTGTCCAACAGAAAACACAAGCACGTATGATTCAGCAGCGCTTGCTTCAAATTTTTCAATGCGTGCTTCATTTACCCCAACATAAGCGCCTTCATGCTTGTTAAGGCCACCACGTCTTTTCAATCCGCCAAACGGACTGATTACAACGTTCTCAGCCCTAGCAACCGAAGCTTCATATTTATCTATACCAACTCGTGAATGCAAGCTAGGTGAAATCTCACCCCCTGTCATATTGTTGTGTAGATATAGAGCGCCCATTAATTAAATCTCGCATCAATAAACGGTTTACTAACAATGTCTTTAGTCGGTGTCTGTCTAGCGTCTAAGTGTCTTGCTTTGCGAATAGCACGCTCATATAGGCCCATATATAAACTAGCCTTGTCAATGTCACCAGTAACAGGAATTGCTAGCTTAGATGCCATCATTAGCTCTAACGCATTGGCAAAGTAATAAGGCGCTTTGTTGATGTCTGTATTAGCTACATATTCGATATATACTGACTGGCTACTTGATTGCAGCTCATTACCAATAATATCGTAGTCACTTGAATCTGCATTAATAAGTCTTAACAAATCAGTAGGTAAACTAAATGCATAGTCGTATGTATTGATAGGCGCAGCTTGCTTTCTAGCTAACTGTACTTTCTTGCGTGCAAAATTCCAATCGTACGATTCTAAGACGTTCTGATATGCGTTTTCAAATAAGTTAGATGCTGCTACTGTACCAGCGTCTGCACCTGATAAGTCAGAAATAGGCTCTGCGCCTAGCATGATTAGAGCATTTGAACAAATTGAAATTACTGATTGATTACCAGCCATTTACTTTCCCCTTAATAGGTGTGCAAATAACCACCCCGAAAGGTGGCTATAAACTCAACTACTACTTAGTGCGGTCGTAGTTTACTTTAACTAAACCGTCAGCGTCGATTCCAACAGCTCCAGCTTTTAACATACCCATTGATAGGTAAGATGCTTTGTGAGCAACCCAGTCAACCTGAGTCTTCATCAATGCTTCTGCATAACCAACAGACGGCATATGCCATGCTAAACCTGAAACAGTGTCAGTAGCTAACGGTAAACCACCTTCAGCACGTGTACCAATACGCTTAAAGTTGAAGCCCATGAACGAGTTGATGTCGCCCTGTACTAAAGCTTTAACAGTATTGTAGTCTGATGATGTGATTGTAGTATCAGCTAATAACTGACGTAAACCTGTGTGGTCGATAAGCATATAACGCTCTTCTTCTGGTGCTTCAACAGCATCAAAGAATTCTTTAGCTTCACCAAGTTTAGCTAGTGTTAGTCCAGTTGTTCCAACCGCAACTTCATTAGTCGCTGCTGAATCAATTGCATCAATAATTAGCTGGTCTTGACGACGACCTAAAGCGCCTGCAATAGTACGTGCTAACTGATTTACTTCCTGGAAGTTTACACCTGCCTGGTTGAAGATGTCAGTGTACTCTGGAGCTTCATAATCTGTAAGCGTACATTGCTTTAGAGAGTGAGCTACGTTCATTGGTACTACGTCAGCTGAAGCGCCTGCACGTGCAGTAGCTTGACCTTTACCCATTAAACGGAAGTCATACTTCTCAGCAGTAATTCCTGTTCGTAGAGTAACGCAGTCACGTAGAGTTGATTGTAGTGCTTGGTATTCGTGTTTTACTTGTGAGTCAAATAACTCAACTTGTACTGAACTTAATGTGTTTGACATGATAATCTCCTAAATGAAAGTCAAAACTAAAATTTCCATCTAAGAGTTTTTAGGTATCCTGATATTAGGCTAATCACTCTTAGTGATGCGGCTATTGCCACGGGTCTTGCTAATACCAGGCTCTCTGTTATAGATATAAATATCTAAAGAAAGGTGTCTGATGTGTTTATTATAACTATATGAAAACGTTATTGTAAATTATTTTTTAACCTACTGAACGTGCCCACTGGTCTTGTACCCATTTGGCGTATTCAGGATTAGATTCAACCTTCTTACGCCCATAATCATCTTTAGCATTTGTGATTTCGTTTAGGTAGTCTTTAGTTAATGCTGGTTGCTGCATTTGTGTATCTACTGGAGCTTGTACACTTGCACCTTTCATTAACGATTCTAACGCTTCTACATGGGCCGCTGAAGCAAACATATCTGCCATAACATCTTCATTAATGTTATTCGCCTTACCCCAATCTCTTAGGTTATCTAAGCGTGCATCTGCGTTTGGTCCTAGCTTTTGTAATTCAGCTTCATAGTATTGATTCTGCTGTGCTGTTGTCTGCTCGTTATACTTCTCAAGCAAAGATGACAAACCTTCTTGTGATAGGTTGCTATCTTTGGCCCAGTCTGTAACCCAGTCACCAGCTTCAATGCCTTCTGGAATTTCATACTCATCTGGTGCGCCACTAAAAGAACCAAAACGCTGCTGTAAGTGCGTGTAAGCTTTTTCTAAATCACCAACCGTCTTGTACTTACCGCTTAATGATTCTACGCCTAACGCTGTTAAGTCTGCTGCTTTAATATCATAACCACTTAATGACTTGGCAATATCTTCAGGCATAGCTTGCTTTGGTGTAACATCACCGCTAAAACCTGGTTGATTACTGCCTTGTGCTGCTGACATATCTACGTTTTGTTCTACTGCTGCTTCAATGGGAGCTTGTGCTGTATCCATTTTTTACCACCTTATTTTTTTTCTAAAATTACTTTGCTTGACAAAATATCTACTGTTCCAGCTGAGTCAGACTTAGCATGAATTTCTACCCATGCTTCACCTGATGCACTGTTAATTGTTGTATCTAAATGTGCTTGTGTAATGACAAATGCACTGCCATCAGATACTCGAATAGGCTTTGACGTTCCATTACATATATAAACTGGTACTTGACCTGATGCGGCATCTTGACCATTCAAATAGTATGTAAACGTTACTTCACGACCATTATCGCCTGCAATTGTTCCGAATACTGTTGATACATAAACGCCTGGTGCTGTAATGATAAAACGCTTATTAGCTACATCATAGCTCATAAATCCATTTGTTTCAGTACCAACCAATACATCTGGTGCAAACTCAATCTTGCTAAACGAAGTGGTAAGTGATAAAGGAATGTTTGCGTCTGTATTATTTACTAGCAAACCTTTACTTGCTGCTTCTGTTTGCAATACTGCTACGTCAGCTTCTAAAGCATCAGCACGCAGCTCAACAGGCGACACACTATCAATAACATACTGCTTCGTCGCTACTGAGCTGTTTAAATTTGTATCACCAATCTTAACGTCAGGGATTTCACCTGAGCTTAAAATCTGTCTTAACTCTCTATCAGCCATTACTTATTCTCCAGTATGCGCTTAATCATCATTATTAAATCTGCTCGGCCCTGACGTTTACCAATCTCAAGCAAGCTTTCTGTGTTGGCAATACTAATTAGCACGTTACGGTCATATAGGTGGTCCAGCAATCTCTTACCTTCATCACTGCCAAACACGTGCTTAATTAGCTTCTCAATGTCTTTATTGTCCATTCACCATACCTCTAGCTAGCTCTTGCTCTGCCCTTGCTTCACCTTTAGCCATTTCAATCTGTGATGCACTATCCGCTTGAGCTTGCTGCTCTGCTTGTTGCATCTGCATCATTTGCTGCTGTTGCTTGAGCTGTTCCATTTCCATTTCTTCTTTAGACTTCAATAGATTTAGTGGCAAGTTTAAACGGTTAAAGATTTCTTTAGGCACATCATTCCATTTGACTGCGTTATGACTTTGCTCTGGTAGTCCAGTTAGAATCATTTGCAATCCTGTTACCATGTCTTGTAACTGTGCTGAGTCCTGCATTCTACTAGCTGGGGACATATACTTGACTTTAATCAACTTACCGTCAGCTTTAATGTTAGCAATCTTACCTGCTTTCTTTAGTCGATAGATAGCACCATCAACAATAGGACGTACAAACTCTGTTAAAAAGTTACCTGTCGCTGCTGCTGTTGCTTCACTGTTATCATTTTGTCTAATCTGCATTTCTGTTGCTGTACGTACTGGTGTTTCTTCAATATCACCAAATACACCATCTAACAGGGCCTTATCTACAATTGACTGGTAGTAACGCACGCCTTCCATCTGGATAGGTGTACCGCTGTTTACATTAAGCTGTCGAATAGTTGGATTAGCATTGTCATTAGAATCTACTGGAATAGTAGTCGCTGGATTAACTTTGATTGTACTTGTGTTAAAGATACCGTCATCAGCAGCAGTAAAGATAGGTGCATTGTAAGCGTCTGAAATAAGCATAAACTTAACACGCTCGTTCAATGTCTTAATATCTTTAATTGCACGCATAACACGTCCACGGCCATACACTTCGCCCGCCATTGTTTGCTCTCTAAAGATTACCCAGCTAGATACTTCTTGCTTCATCTGGTAAACAAAACGGTTTTGGTCAGGAATAATTAAGAATGAATAATAACCAGCATCAACTGATTCATCTTTAATCTCACCTTCAATTAGTGTAATAAGCTCATGCGGTGTATCTTTCTGCTTACGGATAATGTCATCACCCCATTTGCCTGCGCCTTTAGGGAATGTTGTATCTAAGTCACCTGCTGGTATCTCAAACTCTCTGTATACGTTCTGCAATAAACCTAAGCGGCTTTTCTCCAGGACCAGCTCACTGGTTGGTACAGCTCGGTAGTTTAAGAATGTATCAATGCCATCACCATCTTCTTGAATGATTGCACCTGTTGAGATACCTGCGTCTAAGAATGCCTGTTGTGCTTGGCCCACTAAGTTAGAGTTGCTGATATTCTCGAATAAAATATCTGTCATCATGCTTAGCTGCTGATTGATACGCTCTTCATCGCCTTCTGCAACATCGCTGCCTGCTTCTAGTGCAATCCACTTTTTAGTGGGTGGAATAAGCTGCATAACCATCTTGTTAGCATAACGCTGTAAAGCATTAATTGCTGTTGAATCATATACTCGCTCTTGCGTGTCCTGTCCTGGTGAACGCTTATCAAATAAGTTACCTTCAGGGTAAGCATACTCGTAGCAATCTCTAAGACGTGTACGCCAAAGCTCTTTATTCTTTTTGGCTTCGTTAAAGCGTCTTAATACAGACTTAATCTCAAGCTGTTTCATTCTTTACCACCTTTCTTTTTCTACGCTTTGGTGCTTCTAGCTTGTAAAGCTTACCTGGCTCTAATGAAATAACGCCTTTACTTGAAGTCAATCTTGCATACGCTGTTACTTTAAACTCCGCAGCAGGCAACAAAACCTCTTGCAGTGGCTTAATCACACCTAACTCTGCGCCTTTTTCATCAATCAGCATAGTGTATTCATCGGTCTTGTAGCTATCTGCTGGAATCTTAATCATAACTTACCCGCCTAGCTTGTCTGTGCTTCCACCTAAGTTAGCACCACTGTATTTAGTAGATAGCCCACCACCTTTACGGCTTAAACGGAATGCACGCTCTTTTGTCTTGCCTTGCTCAAAAGCCATCTTAGCGTCTGCTAGCTCTTGCTGTTTTGCTAACTGTGCATCTGCTTCAGCTTGTTGTGCTGCACGCTCACGTTCTGCTGCCGCTGCTGCTCTTTTTGCAGCTCTTTTTCTCTTGTCTGCATCAGTCTTACCTGAAAGTCTATCCCATGTACCACACATATCATTTCTCCAATAAGTAAATATCTTCTTCAATCTCAACAAAACCAAGCTTGACTAAGGTCTTACGCACAAGCTTTGACTCACCATCAACGTCAGTTATTACTGGCTTTGTTGATTTGTTTATTGTGTCAATTATTGTTTTTAAAAAACCTAGCGTATACTTGGTATCTTCATCAGCTCTTATAATAACATTATCTTGTTTCTTAGTTGTTGATTTCGCTACTAAATAATGCATATCTTGATAAGGCACTAACATCACTAAGCCGTCTTTATGCCACACTATTTCCTCTGCGGCTAACACCATATCCCTAAACTCTTGTGTATTTGTATCTGGTCTATCTTTGAAAAACTCTGTTATATCAAGCATGAGGTCTGTACTCCGTAGTTGCATTGCTTGCTACAATCAAGCGCCCTCTTGGTCTTTCAACCACAACAGGGAATAGTTTTGCTACTAGGTAGCCAACAGCATCTATGCCTTCGTTATCAAACCCTGACTTCTTATCTGGCATCTTAGTGGCATCGTCATACGCTTGCTTTTCTAATGAGCTGGTAAGCTTAGGGCACTTCATTGTGTTTACAAAGAATGTACGCTCGCCTTTACTATTGCAAATGACTTTTTTCAATGCACCCACACGATTCATAATGCCTGGGTTTTTACTGTTAAACACTACCTTAAAACCTGCTGACTTTAATAGTTTAATGTCTGAGCTAGTAGCATCAACTGACTTTCTACTGTCACCTGAAGCATCTGGATATATGATGACCTGTCTACCAGCATACTCACGCTTTAGGACCTCTATCATTTCTGGGGTGTCGAATATGCCTATATGCTCATTGACTGCATAGCACTTGTTGTCACCTAGCAAACAAGCCACGGCACTCATAGCTGTTACGTTAAAGTCCATACCAATGTGTATAGGCATCTTAGGATTATCTTCTATGAACGTGTTATTTAGTGAGCGGTCAAATAGCTTGTAAACTGTACCTGTCGTTAGGTTGGTAAATTCGCCATTGATATAGGCATCTATCTCTTCTTCTGAGTATTCATTGCGGAGGTTGTCTATGTAATCGGTAGGTAGGTGATAATTATCTGTTGTCTTAGCTCTGATTAAACGCTTATTGTCATCCATCAGCTCAACAAATATCTGATACATAGCGTTAAAGCCTTCAGGTGTACTTGCTATTACCATCTGTCTTACGTTACCAACACGCAAACGACCTAATAACTTTTTGTACGCTTTCATTGCTGTATCTAGCTTGACCGTATCGAATTCGTCCATGATGCACCAGGCGGCATTGATACCGATTAGCGTCTGCCACTTTTCCATTGAACGGCAAATGATTCTGGTTTCTACGCCCCCAATGTCGACATAAAAGATGTTGTTCTTACCCAGGAACTTATAAGGCAATCCAAAGTAATCTAATGCATCCTTCATTTCGGGAATAAGTATCTGGTCCAGCAGTGGAAAGTTAGGCTCTGTTACTATACCGTCTGAGCCTGGGTTAATCATTGCAAGCTTTACAGCCTTTCTAGCAATAGCGTATGTCTTACCACCACCAAAGCCTGATACCAATCCCAGGACCTTAGTCTTTTCGTCTGCTAGTAGCTCGTACTGATGTACTAATAGTTTAAGCGTCTTTGGTTGTGCCATCGTCTTTCACTATATTAACAATGACTGTACCTGCGCCATCTGTGCTAGTAGCTTCTGGCTTATCACCAAACGTAGGAATTAGCTTGCTCATTACCCACTGTCTTGTGTTTACCTTTAGCTTTGAACGGTTAATAGCTTCTCCATTAGTAACCATGTCACCGTTCTTATTCATTACCTGGTCATTATGGCCGTCATCACTTATATCAATGATTTCTTCGGCCATTAAGTAGGCTCTACATTGGAATGCAACACGATACCTGTCTGCAAACCCTTCTTCATTGCGAGCTATCCACTTGTTAATAGTGGCCCTGGCTGGCATATCTTCTTCTTTACTAATCTGGTTTAGACTCATACAGTCATGTGCAATCTTGTCTAATATAGCTTGTGCTATCTCTTCTTTATAGGCTCTTGGTCTTCCACCTAGATTCTTTTCTTTTTGAGGGGTCATAACACCGTATCTCATTTTTATTGTGAGTTTAAATTATATCATATTGATTTTATTAGTTAAATTTAAAAAGAGTATCTGCTTAATGCTGCTGGATTTGCACCAATTACATACCGACTGAACAATCTATTTAATGAATCAATCTCTGCTTCTCTCTTAGCTTCTGCTCTATCACGTTTTGCATTGTTATGAGTTGCTAGTGATGTGCCTGGTGCTAAGTTAGGGATATACCCCATATACTCTTTTTTAAAGTTTTTAACTGTTTCACTGCAAATACCAAACTGCTCTGCAATCTTTGCATTTGTTGCACCTGATTCAATTAAGCGCTCAATTTCAATTGCTGTATCCTCTACTGATTGATTAGTCCACCACTTACTTACTTGTCTAGTTCCCTTCACTATCTAACTCCATTAGTGCATCGCTGTACACTTCATTTTCTTTTTTAAATTTAATATCTTCTAATACTCTACGTCTTTGTGAGATTAGCTTGTCTTCTGCTGTTATCTTCTTGGGCGGCCTAGTTGATTTTGTAAAGTGAAAATTGACCGCACCATTTGGATGAAAGTTTCTATCATCTTCATAGCTCATTAGCAATCCTTAACAAATATACCGTTTTCCATTCTACCAGTGCGCTTGCTAATAACATCATAAGCCTGCTGTAAGCACTCGTTAATAGTTGTGCCGTTCATGTATGCCTGGATAATTAGCGTGACAACAATATCACCTATTGCGTCTTTAATCTCATGGTCATTCTTATCAACCAGTGCTTCTAATAGCTCTGTTACTTCTTCCTGGGTTTTTACGTGCTGCTTCAATGGTGTCGATTTAGACATAATACCTTTTTGCTCGGCCCATACTGCTACCGCCATTTGTAATTCTTCCATATTCATTGTTTACTTCCCTTCTAAATTGTCTATAACGTGGCTTAAATACCATTGCGCCTTCTTTAAGTCTTCTAAGCCGTTCTTGTTTTCGTATCGGCTAACGTATTTGATTACATTGCCAATCGTAAAATTTATATTGTTGGCTTCTATATATTCAAGCGGCGTTATAGCCATATTGTAATGATTTGGTTTTATTGGATTGTTTTGCTCCATCCGCTCGAACTCTCTCTCTTCTTCAGGTGTTGCTTGTTTAATTTCAGTCATTTTTACCTTTAACCTCTTATCTAAATTTAGCTTCGTATAAATTAGCTTTACGCCTAAATATATCTCTAATTCTGATTAGCTGCTCTTTAGTGTACCTCTTGGCTTCATGCTTTGACTCTATACATTCAACCTTTTCTAAGCCTAGCTTTTCTATTAGGTGTACTCGGTAGTTGGTTATATTGCCTGAGCCGTGGTCGTTACATTGCGAGCATTGCTTGTGTACGTTAAAAACATTAAACCTTAGCTCTGGTGATGAGCCAACAGTTTTGTAATGCCCTGCGTGCCACTGTACAACATCATAAGAGCAACATGATATGCATGGCAATGATTTATCTCTTATTCTAATATAGCGATTAAACTCGTATTGAGCCTTTGCAGCTAATTGACCTTTAGTGAGTAGCTTTTTCTTTGCTTCTCTAACGTTCTTGTTAGCAACCTTCTTAACAGCTGCTTCTCCACTTGGAGATTTTAAAAATCCCATCTGGCAATCAATAGAGCAGTAAAAGCATGGACCTACTGTACGGCCATCTTCAGGCGGGTAAAACTTTTTGCACCCTCTACATTTACGCTTACTGTTAGCCATTACTTAATCAATCTATGTCTAGTTATGCTAATAGATTCACCAAATCTATTTTTTACTTTTACGTTCTCACCTATGATTCTATGTCCGTCTTGCTTTAGACGGTGGATAACGCCACTGTAACGATAAATACCTAGCTCCTGCCATGCAACAATAGGCTCGCAATAATCGTATGTTTCTAGCCACTCTAGTAGTCGCTCTTTTTGTGTTTGCTTTTTAGTTTCGTTCATATTAATACTTTTCCAATATCTCTTTGTGCGTGACGGGTATACTTTTGATTTCAAACTCAAAGCCATGCTTTTCAATGATGTCTGCCATGTATTCACTTGCATTCTCCTCTTCGGCATTAATCGCATTTACATCTGCGGTCCAGTCTTTAAACCACTTTCTTAGCTCGGTAATCGTTCCTGCTTCATTGGCTTGTATCTCAAACATACCAACAATCATGTCAAACTTACTGGTCCAATGATTATTTAAACGCTCATGCTCCATTTCAGTAATCATTCTTTGCGTTTCAATCTGCTGCTTAAGCTTCTTTACCTGGCGCTCTAGCTTGTTTATTTTTAATGTACTCATTGCACGCCACCATTTTTATCATAATTGTAGGCCCACCAGCGCATGACTGAATCTGTTTCTTTTAAATAAAAGTTACCACTAGCAATGCCTAGAGCTTGTTTAAACTCAATGCTTCTATCAATAGCACGCTTAACCAGGTTGTATTCTTTATGCTTTTCAATAATGTCAATAGCTATACGCTGTGCGGCTACTGGTAGGTCGTTAAACGTACAATCAACGCCCGCTTCTGTTTTTTCAAACTCCAGCTGCTCTTTTTTGTCATCCAGGTTAATTAAGTTATTTGCAAATTTCATGCTGCACCTCTATCTATTAATGCGTCATACTCTTCTACTGTTAAGTTCATTGCTTTATCAGCGTCAGATATTGTGTAACCTTGTGAACGCAGCCAATTCCACGTTCTTATTAAAAATGTTGTTTCTTTTTTGCTCATTCTTGACCATCCACGTAAACATCGTATTCTGACATAAAGTAGTCAAATGCCTTTTCTCTGATTTCTAAACGTGCTTTGTGCGTTATATCCTCAACCATTAAAAAACCACCTTTTTCAATGTCCCCTTGTTCTGATGCGAACTCAACATCAGTCCAATGCGGATAATCTTCTTCAAGGTCGCCATGCTTTACCATTACAAATACAATACCGTTCCAGTCATAATCAAATTCAGTCATGTTACTCTCCTAATAATCCTAGTAATAAATACACGCCAATAATAATAGTTCCAAAATAAAACACCGTGTTGTATGCGTACTCTTTTAAAACTGCTACTCTTTGTTGGCGCTTACGCTCATGCGGTAATGTGTATTTCACTTTGTTACTTCCTTATTTAATATTTAGGCCCAGTTTAATTGTAATAATGGGTTATGTCAAACTTTATTTAATATATTTCTTAGGTCGGCTATATTTGCTTTAGCTTCTGCCTTACGCTCTTCAAACGGCTTACTGTCTAGCATTAGTTTTTCATCAGTAATGCGATTCATATTCTGCTCTAGCTGCTTTTTCTTCAAATGCTGGCCGTACCCTTCTGTACACCAGGTTATAAATTGGCCCACACTAGGGAAAAATGGTGAGCTGTCTAGCTGTGCATACGCAATACCAAACTGTGCCTTCTCCATTGTGTTAATCTTTGCGTTAAACATAGCCACACCTAGAGCCTTTTTATAAGAAATAACTTCTTCCTTTTCTTTGAACGCTGTTCTCCAGCTAGGCTTACAATTCATCAGCTCTTGAAATATAGCGTCTAGTGCTGTCTTTACTTCTTTAGGTATAGAATCACTATGGGTCTGACTAGATAAAGCTGTGCTGGCATCTTTACGGCTGTTTATTTGCATATTATCAATGTAACTTACTATGTCCATTACCATGCTCCATTCAAATCACTTGCTAATAACGGTTTATTAACTTGCTTGTTCTTGCTTGCTAAATACTCTGGCTTAATTGTTTGCCACTCGTTCTCCATCATTGTTTCAATAACTTTATCAATTCTCATATTATGCTTTTCTGCTGTCTGGTAAATGTTTTTGATTAATCCATCTAAACCCCTAACTGTCTTGATAGGTTTTTTAATAGACTTTCTGTAATCAACTAATGCTTGCTCAAGTCCAGAACGGGCAATAGTTTTTTCTTTATGGTTCAATGACTGGTTAAAAAGAGTGACTGGTTTGGGTGACTCTGTGTCACTACCCCCTGGTGACACTGTGTCACTACCCTGGTGACAATCTGTCACTACCCCTGGTGTCTTTGTGTCACCATCAAGCGTTAAAAAATACAAGTTAGATGTATTCTTGTCATTAGATACTTTTCTTCTCTTTATGCTTAGAAAGCCATCTTTTTCTAGTGCGCTTATGTGACGCATAACTGAACGCTTGCTAATCTCGCATTGGTCAGCTATGTGTTGATATGACGGCCAACACTCACCACCGTCACTAGCATTATCAGCTAGCTTAATTAAAACCAATTTACGTAATGGGCTGCCTACTTTTATAGACATTGCCTTTACCATTAAATTCATACTCATACTATTTCTCCAGGCATAAAAAAACCGACTGGGCTAAGAGAGGTGACACGGGGTGAATAAATCCCCACTCTCTTAGCGCAATCGGCTCATATATTATATTCGTTTTCGCACTGGTTCGGTGTCACTCTTGCCAATACAAGGTAATTATAACACTGTATTAACGATTCATTCAACCAATTAATTAGCAAATATATTTATATTATTGTTTGACAGCACCTACAAATAGAGTTTACAATAACCACTAAGTTAATCAATAAACAACCGCTGGAGTTATGACATGACTGATACTGAGCTGTTATTACAATTAAAAGAAATAGTTAAAGAACACCCTGGAACTGTGGCCCGCTGCCTTATGTGGATTATCAAAAGTGACGGTGAGGATAAACCATCAATTAGAGAGTTAGAGGAGTTAATAAAATGAAAGAATTAAATAGCATACAAGTAGAGCTAAAAGCTAATAAAAGTCAGACTAATAAGTTTGGTGGTTATAAATACCGCAGCCTAGAGGATATTAACGAAGCTGTTAAACCATTGCTTGCTGAACATTCTTGCTGCCTTGTATTGTCAGATACAATTGAGCTAGTTGGTGATAGACATTATGTAAAAGCTACTGCAACAATCACTAATGCCGAGGGCGTAGCTGTTAGTGTTACTGCATTTGCTAGAGAGCCGTTCAGCAAGAAAGGCATGGACGATGCACAAATAACAGGCTCAACCAGCTCTTATGCTAGAAAGTATGCGTTAAACGGATTATTTGCTATTGATGATACTAAAGACGCAGATAGTATGGATAACACAAAGCACGTTACAGCAAAAAAGTTATTTAAAACAAAAGAGGAACGTAACACATATATCTCTGGTATCGTTACTGGTTTGCAAGAAAACGAGCCAAGCGTAGTGCAAGAGCTATGGCGTGAATTAAGTAAAGAGCAACAACAAGATTTATGGTCCGAGTTTGGGTCAAATCAACAAACTGCAATTAGAGCATCATTAGTTTAAACAAAGGAAGTAAACATGAATATTATTGGATTAGTAACATTAGGTCGTGATAGCGAATTGAAATATGCACCAACAGGTACAGCAATACTTGAGTTTTCAGGCGCATACAATACTGGCTACGGTGACAAAAAAGAAACGATGTGGTTACGATGTGCCATTTACGGTAAGAAAGGTGAAGCGTTACAGCAGCACTTAACTAAAGGTAGCAAGATTGTTATTAATGGTGATGAACTAAAGCTTACTACATATCAAAAGCAAGACGGTACGCAAGGCGCATCAATGCAATGTACTGTTAATAATATTGAGTTTGCTGGTGGACAAAACACTGGACATTCTCAAGGACAACAACAGCCGCAACAGCAACCGCAGCAAGGCTTTAACAACGGACAACAGCAAGGACAATACGGCATTCGCCCACAAACGCAGCAACAACCAGGTTTTGATAACGTAGATGTACCATTTTAAGGAAAATATAAGATATGGAAATCGTGATTAAAAGAAGCGAAATAAAACCTATCTTTGGCTCATACAAGGCTTTTTATGCTTGTGCGGGCCGTGATAAAGATAGCTATCTGTTAAAGACTGGTATATGGAATGACCAGGACCAATTAATAGGCTCAACCCCAGCAGAACGATTAAGCCGTATTAGCTTATTGATTACTGCGTATATTGTATTTACTGGTGGTTGTAAAGCAATTCCTAAGCACTGGATTGATTATGCAAAAGCACAAGAAAAGCGCTAAGTTTTATTTGCATACTGATACCAGAAAAACTGTATGGGCCAACATGGTTGCGTTCATACGGTCTTTAGGTGAATCTAGTCTAGTTATAACAGTTGAACAATTAAAGCCCAGGAAAAGCACCCAGCAGCGTGCGTATGCGCATTTCTTAATAGATTGCATTGCTGAGTTTGTTGGTGTAAATCCTGATTACCTTAAAAAAGAGATAAAAGTAAATTTGGGTTTAATAGAAACGGAAGTTATTTCTGGTAAAGTTATAACCACCGTAACATCTACGGAATCTTTATCTAAAGATGAATACTCTGTATTTGTAACTGAAATTGTCAATATTGCACAAAGTCTAAGCGATTCAAATACTGGGTTTGTTATACCTGACCGCAAATTTTTTGGATATGACTATTAGCAAACAGGTACAGTACCGCTGCCTATCTTGCCTTTATTAATATCATACGTGTATCTGGTTGCACCACGCTTAGATGCATAACCTCCGACTGTGGCGTATCTATTGCGCCCACTCATAATTTCATGCTGCACGACTTCAACTCCGCTAATATCTTTTGCTGAATAGTGATGCTTGTCACCGCTATGTAAGTATCTATATTCGCTTGCTCCCCATTCCTTGCCGTACTCTGTTGCAAATAATAAAGGTAATTGCTCTGGCTTGCGTCTATCGCCATGATGCCAACCTAGCATAAGATTGCCAACCTGATAAACCTGGTAATCTAAACGGCCTTGCAATATCTCGATTCTAGGATTGTTGCTATATATCTGCACCAGGAATTCTTTAATCCAAATAGTGCTGGCTTCATCATGGTTGCCACGAACAATACTAATAACTAGCTTTTCATGTGTTTGCGCTAATATATCAATTACACGTCTTAATATTCTTATTGCTACTGGGACAATCATTTCCATTGAGCCATCTGTGTCTAGCACGTTAAGGCTTCTAGGTGTATGTGGGTATAATGCCGAGTCATAATGAATTAAATCGCCTAGCAGTGCTAATATGGCCGTTTTAGCTTTTGGTGATTCATCTACCATTTTTTGCATAATGCCGCATATTGTTTTGTCAGCTATTTCTAAATCCCAATCATCACCGCCAAGTGAGCTGCTGGCCCAATCACCGATATGTGTATCTGTTAAAGTAAACAGGTTTACTAAATCAGGATTATGCATAGTGTTGTTATGCACTTGCATTGGTTTATAAACTGGTAGCTCTTCTTTTAATGCGTCTACCGCATCTTGCATCATCTTAAGCTTTGCTTGGTCGCTAGCTTTGGTTTTAATCCACTGCAAGCCGTCTTCTGTTTTGACTAAAGTTGATGTGCCGCTGACTGGTAAATGCTGCGGAATGTTTATATCTTGTAAGTAGTGCTTAGATTTGCCTAGTGCTTCTGCTCGGTATCTAAGTTTAAGCAATGTTTTCTCTAAACTGCTAATGTGTATACCTAATGCTAATGCGGCTTTTTGCTGTGACGGGTAATCTATACAAGCTTGTACTTTGTTGCGCTGGTTTTCTGTGGTGCAAATTTCTAATAGAGCATCGTAATCAAGCATTTTCTTTTACTCCTAAACTAAAAAACCGCATAAAGCGGCTTGATTATTTATCGAATTTATTCAAAAGCTTTTGTATCTGGCTTTGACTGAATGAATTAACTTTGTATTTGTCTAACTTGTTTTTAAGATAATGTAAATATTTAAGCTCATCTTGACTAAGTGATTCCGCATTAATATGGTCTTTGTACCACCTATCAACATCTGCACGTACTAGGTTTTTCTGTATTTCATTTAATTCATCATTTACGTTTGTCTTTAGCTCTTTAATGTTTGCATCTGTTGCCTCTGTCTTTTTAGATAAAGTAAACCAAACCATGCCGCTAGTCACAATAGTAAGCCCTACTAATCCTAATTCGGTTGAGTGCATAATAAATAGATTGTAATTCTCATTAAAATAATAAATTGAACCAGTCACTACTGCAGAAAAACTACCCCATATAAGAACAATATCTTTGATACACTTTGCTATTGATGAAATGTTAGGGCCTGACATTTTATTGATTCCAGTTATTAATTTATATTAGTTTTATTTTGTTTGCTCATAACAGTAGGCGCAATCTTTTCTGCACTTCTGCCTACTACATATCCACCTAAACCAATTTGCAACAAGGTCCAGGCTTCTGCGCTTAGTCTAAATGCTAGCAAGCCAAACGCATCACATACAACTAGGACCAAAAAAGTTAGCATTGTAATTGGTCGCCATGACCGCTGTAACCAAGACTGTCCATTAGCTTCGGCTTTTATAATATCTGCCTTAGCTTGCAATTGCGTCTTTTCAAAGTCTAAAGCTTGAGTATATGCTTGCGCCTGGAGCTTTAGCATTTGGGCCTTAATTTCCATTTTCTCTGCATCTGACGTGTGCATTTTGTCAATTAAGTTTGTAACAGGCGTAATTATTTCACCTATAATATTTAAAAAGCTCATTGCTAAACACCCCAAACTTGCAAAATAAATGACTTTCTATTAGTCGCTTCATGAATACATTGTAGCGCAGTCTTGCTGTCATATCCCATTAGCTGCCTGTCACTATCAACAGTAAAGCCCATGCAAGGCAACAGACAACCGTCTGAATTTGACTTATAACCAAGAGCTTCATCGCCCGCCCAGTTACCCATGTGGATTAATATACCATCACGACTAACTACTTGCTGCACTAACTGCATTGCATCATTAACTAAATACACTGACTTATATCGCCCGCTTGCTGATTCAGGCAAATAATTAACTTCATATCTACCAGGCGGTATACAGCTTATATTCTTAGTATTGTCACGCCACGGCAATTCAAGCATTTTGCATACAAGTTTATCACCGTAATACAGCTCGCCTTTTGTACCCATGTCGCTAGTGCGCTCTCGATATAACTCTAGTGTTTTCATATCCTGCCAATATGTTTTAGTAAGACTTTAGGTACTACCCTATACGTTTGCATAAGATAGTAGTAAAGTCCTCTCAGTAAGGCTCTATTTAGCTTCTAAGCCATTAATAACATCACGCATAAGCTTTCTATGCGATAGTTCATCAATATACTTAGCTTTCAAAGCAGTTGTATCTAGCCCTTCAATATCTGCTTCTGCAATCTTAGTTACAATCCAATCGGTAGATGATAGGTAGGCTTTAGCTTCTGCAATCTTCTTTTGACTCTCTTGTTCAGCTAATTCAGCTTCTGTAAACTCAGGTTCAGGTGTATTGCCTTCTGAAACCCATTCTTGGACTAGCTTGTAGTGACGATTACCTTCTGACTTTGGTACTGCTAATGTACCGTTGACTAGGTAGCCTTCACTTTGTAATTTTACTGTTTCAATATTCATATCTTATAACTCCGCATCAAGTGATACTTTACAACCTGTGTCACTTCGCCAAAAACCGCTTGTTCCTGTACTAAACTGAAATTCCATCATAGTTGAACCATTTAGAGAAGCTAATGATATGTTTTGTGTAGAGTAAGTTCCGCCAGAAAACACTATCCCTGCGCCATTAAGTATAGAAACGCTAGGAATTACACGCATATGTGCTACATATTGCATATGACCATAAGCATTAGGTGACCAAGGCATTGGGGAGGCATACCCAGTGATACCATTATCATGGTCAATTAAGTTCTGATAATACCTCTGACACAAAGCCAACTCTTCACCATAACTTCTATACTCAAAGTCAGTAGCTTGTGAGCCTAGTTCTAGTTGGACATCCTTAATGCTGACATAATCGCTAGATGTAAGATTTACATTAGCTGATTGATACCCATCTAATCCCACAGTAAATCTTAAGAGTGTAAGTCCGCTAGATTCTATTGTGGCAGTTATTTTTAATTGTTCCCAATCACTGTTTCCAGAATGTGTGTCTGTTTCTGTGTACCATTGAGTATTTGAATCAATAAGAAGTCTTGCGTTTGGGTTATTGGACTTAACCATCGCGGAAAAGGTAATGGTTTTACCGTGGTATTTCTCTGGAAACTCAACTATTTGACCAACACGGGCAGTACCGTTACCACTGCCTGTTACGGTGATTTGCATATTTCCATTACTATCTTTAGAAAATGTTGCTCCACCTACACCTGCCGTGTATTGTTTCCATCGGTCTGCACTTCCGTATCCATTAGCAATAATAGAACTATTACCCCTCTGCCATACATCAAACCCGCCATTAATAATCAGGTTCTTACGTCCTGCTAAGATACGCTCTGTGGTATTACCACTAGCAACATCTGCTAATTCCCTAGCTTGGCTCATACGTTACCCTCCAATAAGTTAATTAGTGTTCTAGCATCTTCACGCTTAGATTTAAGCTCTGCTTGACGTTCTTCTGTTAAGGTAGCGTACTTATCAACCGTAAAGTAAAGGTCTGTTGATGCTAGATAGGATTTAGCTTCAGATACCTTTTCTTGAGCTTCATGGTCAACAAAAACATAATTAGGTAGAATAGGTTGCTCAATTGGTTCAAAGTCTGCACGAGTAAACCCATACTGTTCAATTAGTTCGTTGCTTTCATCTGCAACCCATTTACCCAGGTTATCATCTTTTCTTATATTAAACAATGAGCCTTTTAGTTTATCTAAAAAATGTACATATTCATCTGTACCTTTTAGTGTATCTAAGTCTTTTTTTGTGTTAATTATTGTCATTTTAAATCTCCAGTTCGAGTTTTACTTTTAAGTTGTGTGCGTTGCTCCATTTAACATGACCTAACCAAGATGCTTTAAACTTTCGCAGTGCCTCTAAATCATTTTGCCTTGTGTAGCTTTTTATCTTTTTCTTTGCTCGTTGCACAGAATCTTTACGAATGAGTTTATAATCTCTCCATATCCGATATCCAAGAAAGTTAATTCCTCGGATTGTGTTACTAGTTTCCCAGTGACTTAAACTCATACTCATTTCATCTAAAGAAAACTTTTCAATCTTCTTTTGCAACTCTCTAAGCTCCTCTATGGAATTGCCCAGTATAACCACATCATCCATGTACCTTGCCCAGTCGCGTAAACCTAGTTCATAGAACAAAAACTTATCAAGTATATTCCCATAAATATTAGCAGACAACTGGCTGGTAAGCCACCCTATCTTTACTCCAACACCATCGCCTAAAATCAGCCTGAGAAGATTTAATGTTTTTTTACACTTAATCTTCTTTTCAATTTCTTGCATTAGCCTAGATATTACAATAGATGCAAAATATTTACTGTAGTCTGTCTTTAGAAAGAACTGATAGTTTTCTTTTCGTAGCTTACTTTGTATAAACTTAACGCCGCCATGAGTTCCTTTACCTTCTCTGCAAGCATAACTGTTTGGTAAGAATGTGTTTTCAAATATGGGCGATATTAGATTGCATAGTGCGTGTTGCACTAATCTATCTCTAAACTCAAGGGCTTCTATTGCCCTTTCTTTTGGCTCATATACAAAAAACTTTCTGCTTGGCTTTAAAGCATACTCCCCGCTAATCAATTCTTTTTGAATTTGTAGAAGGTTGTACTCTGCATATTCTTTGAATCTTAAATAACCCACAGTTGCTTTTTTACCCTTAGAGGTTTTTCTATAAGCCTCCCTTAGATTATCCATGTCGGTTATTTTGTCAAATAAATTTCCGTACCTTTTTGGCATAATGTCGGCACCACCTTTCAATTAATTACTTGGTGTTCTACCGAACCTATTAGTGTGTTCCCCTAGGGAGGATAAGAACGGCTGACCACAAGTGGTCGGGAGATAATGCCGTAGCGATTACCTACCGAGTAAATCGTCGTCACAGCGCAACCGCAGCGAGATGTTGTTGTTCGAGTTGGAAGCTGAGTTGTTCCAGTTCGAAGAACGTGAACCAGCATTGGAGCCGTTGTTCCAGTTCGCACCAAGTAGCGAAGCATTGCCCATTCTTACCCCTGTGATTTCTTGCTCTTAATCCATGCGCCAAGTATCGAGCCTGCTTCAGCCATTAAGGTTTGAGCAGTTTGTTCTTGATGCTTGGTCATACATTTCTTAGTCACAAGAAACCGCATCCAGTAACGCAGTGTTGCAAACTGCGCATCAATTAAATATAACTTACTTACTTGCCCTGTCTTGCCTGCAACAATCATTTGTGATGGAGCAGAAAGTAAATCCTCTAAAATCATGTTTCGTGCAATTGCGTGTTTTCTAGGCATGCTTTGCAGTATTGGATAAAGATAGTGAATTAGTTTTTCGTACTTCTCCACTATCAGCATTTGATTATTGGTGTCTTTAATCATACACTCGCTTTCGCTCGTTAATCAAGTTGCAGGTGGTCACAGCGCAACCGCAGCGAGATGACGTTGGTCGAGCTCGAAGCTGAAAAGCCCCAGTACGAAGAACGAGAACCAGCGCTCACGCCACTGACCCAGTCCGCACCAAGGAGCGAAGCATTTGGAGCATTATACTCAGAGCCGAAACCTTCTGTATTAGCATTCCAGCCACCTGTATTGTATGCACCACCTCGGTCTGCCGCCCAAATCCACAAGTTACC